TTCCATAATGTCAGTGGTTTATTTATCCTTTAAAATTTTGTATATCAATATAGATAGTGCTATAATGCTAAGCACTATAAATGTCAGCATGGCGCCGGTTAGGGCCAAATCTGTTATAGCTTGTGCCTTTTCCATTTTTAAGAACTTTAATCGTGAATGTTTCCGGTGATGATCATTCGCTTCAAGTCATAGCCGGATATCTGGTAAGTGGGGTTGTCGATTCCTTTGCCGACATACCCGGCTCCGTCTTTATCGTACTCGACTACGAATTTATATCCCTTGTATTCGAAAGTGTCGCCGGTGTAGATGGGGGTTCCTGTTTTATCTTCCACATCGATGGCTTTCCCAACGGTGGCGACGTCTACCTGTACGTATTTCTTTTCTATGCCGTAAATCCATTGTTCGACGAAATATCCGTAATGCCAGATTCCCGCGGCATCTCTACCTCTGTATAATTTCGATGGTTCCATAATAATAGTGTCAGACAGTTAAGGGGTTAATAATCTATATCTTCTTCGTCAAAGTCATCTTTAAATCGGTCGTAGATATCCGGGTAAATATCCGATAGTTTTTCAAAGTTTTCTGCGGTAACATGAAGGACTTCAAAACTTTTATCTCCTATATCGGATATACTATATTCCTCTTTGTCTTTGCTTATATACCCTTCTCTCTTAAATAGATCTTCTGCCGTTTTCGCTCGATCTATGGATTTTATTAGGTCGCTATCATTGTGATTATATGCGTAATCGTCGACTTGCGCCATTACCAAATCTAACATATCCTCTTTATTCCCTGAATAATCGAGTATACTATTCGTGCGCCTTGCATTGTTTTTTTCAATAGCTACCCACCAATCTATATCGTCACGACCTCTCAACCGGGGAGATCTTTTTGATTTGCGAGCCTGTCCGACTGAATGTTTACCTCTCACTTCTTTGTACCCGTAGCTTTCCAAAAACTTTTGAGCACCCCGCAAGGATTTGAATTTTTTGCTTGTGCTCGCTGTGACCGCTATATACTGGTCTTTCCCGTTAACGAGGATGCCACCTTCGTCATTTCCTCTTTTGTAGTCAATAATTTTCATACGTTTAATAATTTATTGGTTAGTAATTTTTTTGTTAAAAGGGTAGATCATCATCTTCCGGCTTACGGGCTCCTATGTTTATGATCTCTTTTTTGCATGAAGCAACGGCAGAAAGAATAAAAACCTCTTT